ACGATAACGAACCACGTAATACAGAAATCCTATCAAGAATTTCCCGAGTTATCGAAAATGGACAAAAAGTTGTCATCTGGCCTTCAACAATAAAAGAAAAAGACATTAATGATATGGTTCTATCTGGACTTGATGTTCAGAATGTGATAGAATCTAATATCTACTCTGGATTAGAAGCAAAACTTAAATTTACTGCCTGGAAGAAAGTATGAGTAACGGTACAAAAGTTAAAAAGCGTGATGGACGAATTGAGTCTCTTGACCTAGATAAGATGCATCTAATGGTTGAAGAGGCGTGTAAAGGTCTTGCAGGGGTCTCTGCAAGTCAAGTTGAGATGACCTCTGGTATTCAATTCTATGATGGAATCACTACTGCAGAGATTCAAGAAATTCTGATTCGTAGTGCAAGCGATCTAATTGATCTTGATCATCCCAACTATCAATACGTTGCTGCACGTCTGCTTCTTTTTTCTGTGCGTAAGCAACTGTATGGAAAAATGAAGGAACTTCCTACACTTGAGCAGCATATTGTTCAATGTGTTACTTCGGAAGTTTATGATAATGATATCTACAACAAGTATTCTCAAGAAGAGATTAATCGCGCTGATTCCTATATTGATCATGATCGCGACTTCTTATTCACTTATGCAGGTCTACGTCAGGTCGTTGATAAGTACCTCGTGCAAGATCGAAGCGGTGGTGGAGTATATGAAACTCCGCAATTTATGTACATGATGATTGCTCTGACTATTTTTGCAGAGTATCCAAAGGAAACCAGAATGTCATATGTAAAGAGGTATTATGACGCAATCTCAAAGCACAAAATCAACATCCCCACGCCTATCATGGCAGGAGTACGAACGCCACTTCGACAATTTGCTAGTTGTGTTCTTGTTGATGTTGATGACACCCTCGATTCTATCTTTAGCAGTGATATGGCTATTGGTCGATACGTTGCACAAAGGGCGGGAATCGGCATCAACGCAGGTCGCATCCGTGGCATCAACAGTAAAATTCGAGGTGGAGAAGTTCAGCACACAGGTGTTGTCCCTTTCCTCAAAAAGTTTGAAGCGACTGTCCGATGCTGCACTCAAAATGGCATCCGAGGTGGATCAGCAACAGTCCACTTCCCAATCTGGCACCAAGAAATAGAAGATATTCTTGTTCTTAAAAATAATAAGGGTACGGAGGATAATCGTGTTCGCAAACTTGATTACAGCATTCAGATCAGCAAACTTTTTTATGAGAGGTTCATTCAGGATGGTGAGATCACGCTTTTCTCCCCTCATGATGTACCTGGACTTTATGATGCTTTCGGAACAGACAAGTTTGACGATTTATATGCTGAATACGAGAACAATTCGTCCATTCCGTCGAAAACTGTTAAGGCACAGGAACTCATTCTTAGTCTCCTCAAAGAACGTGCTGAAACGGGTCGTATCTACATTATGAATATTGATCATTGTAATTCTCACTCTTCCTTTAAGGATAAGGTTGAGATGAGTAATCTTTGTGTTGCTGGTGATACTTTGATTTCAATTAGACACAATTTAAATGATTATTCTGACGAATCAATTTCTAGGGACACTATTGATAAAACAACTGTTATTAAAATTAAAGATCTTGAAAAATTTAGTAATAACTTATTTGTCAATGATCTAAAAGTTCTTTCTTATAACACTGAAACTGGTAAAGAAGAGTGGGCACCTATTACAGCATTTACCCAAACTTCACCAAAAGCAAAAGTAATGAAAATTACTGATGAAGAAAGTGGTAAGAGTATTGTTGTGACACCAGAGCATAAAGTATTCACCAAAAATCGTGGATATGTCATGGCAAAAGATTTGGTTCAAACTGATGAATTGGTAATTAATTAACACAATAGGAAGTGTAATTTCTATATTTTATAAATAGTTATGAGATTACATTTCCTATAATGAAAACATATATTGTTTATAAGATTACTAATAAGAAAAACGGAAAACCTTATATAGGAAAAACTGAATACTCTTTGGAGCATCGTTGGAATCGTCATTTATCGTCAGCAAGAAATGGTTCAAAATTTAGATTTCATTCTGCAATTAGAAAATATGGTGAAGATTGTTGGGACTTATCTGTGATTGAAACTTACCAAACTGAAGATGAAAACTTTATTAATGAAAAGGAAACCCACTTCATTAAACTCTTTGAAAGTGATACAAAAGGTTATAATGCTACTTCAGGTGGTACTGGTGGATGGATGCTTCCAAGATGCTCACAGGAGGTTCAGGAAGAGTGGAAAAATGGTATTTCCATAAGAACTACTGGTTATAATAATCCAAACTATTCTGGATACACTGATGAGGAACTTATAGAAGTAGGTGTAAAGTTTGCTAAAAAATATGGATTTATTGGTGGAAGACAAAGAATAGTTGAGTTTGCTATTAATGAATTGAATATTAAGTTTCCAAAACATTTTTCTAAAAATAGATTCGGTGGGAAACATAAAAACTTTTATAAATCTATTGAAGAACAAACTGGATTGGTGTATAATCCTTATTATAGAGACGAAACTCAAAGAAAACTTGCTAAACAACTTTTAGAACAAAATAGGAGAAAAAAATGTTAAAGATTGAATATCTTGAAGAAGAAATCCCAGTTTATGATATTACTGTAGAAGGAACTCATAATTTCTTTGCAAATGATATTCTAGTTCATAATTGTCAAGAAATTACTCTACCAACTTATCCTCTTCAGCATATTGATGATACTAACGGAGAAATTGCTCTTTGCATTCTTTCTGCTATCAATGTAGGAAAGGTAAAGTCTGATGAAGAACTTGAGGAACTGTGTGATCTTTCAGTTCGCGGTCTAGATGAATTGATCGACTATCAGAAGTATCCTGTACGCGCTGCAGAACTTGCTACAAAGGCACGTAGATCTCTTGGAATAGGTTTTATTGGTCTTGCCCATTATTTGGCAAAACTTGGATTTAATTATGATTCTCAGGAAGCTTGGGATGCTGTTCATGGACTCTCTGAGTCTTTCCAATATTATCTCTTGAAAGCATCTAACCAACTTGCAAAAGAAAAAGGATATTGTGGATATTTTGGACGTACTAAGTATGCTGATGGAATTCTTCCCATTGATACCTACAAGAAAGATGTAGACGAAATTTCTTCTATTAAATTGCAACATGATTGGGAAACTCTTAGAGCATCAATTCTGGAACACGGTCTCAGACACTCAACACTGTCCGCACAAATGCCATCGGAGAGCAGTTCCGTTGTGTCAAATGCAACCAATGGAATTGAACCCCCTCGTGGATTCTTGTCCGTTAAGAAATCAAAGAAAGGTCCGCTTAAGCAGATTGTTCCTCAGTACCAAACACTTAAGAACAATTATACTCTTCTGTGGGATATGCCTAGTAATACTGGTTATATCAATATTGTTGCTGTGATGCAAAAGTTCTTTGACCAGGCAATCTCTGGTAACTGGTCTTATAATCCAGAGAATTATGCCAATAATGAAGTTCCCGTGTCAGTGATGGCGCACGATATGCTTTACTCATATTCTGTTGGTTGGAAAACAAGTTATTATCAAAACACATATGATATTAAAACTGATGAGGTAGTAGAAGAACCAAAACAAGACCTTCAATCACTTCTTCAAGAACTTTCTGGTGCCGAAGAGGAAGATTGCGAAAGTTGTAAAATTTGACGAAAGTGTAAAGACCTGTTATTATAAATAGTAATAGGTCTTTATTTTATCTTATGGAAGGTCGCATTTACAAAATAACCAATCAAGTTAATGGTAAGTTTTATGTTGGTAAAACTATGAAATCTTTACCAACAAGGTTTTATAATCATTGTTATGATGCTATTAATAGAAATTCTACATCTTATTTCCATAGAGCAATAAGAAAATACGGCAAGGAAAATTTTATTATTGAAGAAATTGAATTATGTGAAGATAATTTAGGAAACAGAGAAATATTTTGGATTTCTAAATTAAATCCTCATTATAATCAAACTCTTGGTGGTGATGGTGGTATGCTTGGATATTCTCATACAGAAAAAACGAGACAACTATTATCGTTAAAAAGAAAAGGTAAATTTCTTGGAGAAGAAAATCCATTCTATAATCAAACGCATACAAAAGAACAAAAAGAAAAATGGAGTAAAATGAGAAAAGGGCAACCATCTCCTTGTGGATTTGCTGGAAAATCTCATAAGGAG